ACGCTTACTACTAAAGTTGTGCCATCAGCTTTATAAAGGCTTGCATTTGTTACTGTACCGGATGCTCCAGCTGTACCTTGTGAAATAGCTGAAAGAGTTAATACGCCTCCTGAAGCCGCAGCTGCAAAAGGTGTGCCACAAACACACTCAACAATCAATGTTGCGCCAGAAGTATAAAGCCTTAACTTAGCCCCATTGCCAGCAAATGTAGTAATAGCATCAGCTCTATTATTACGCAAGGTTGTATTTAATGATACCGCCATTATTGAACTCCAATTATTTTGCCATCCGCACCGCGAACGATTTGTTTAGGACGCGACAGATTAGCTACCATTTCAGCTTGTTTCTGTAACATGACTTCATTCTGCATAGTTGACATTTGAATCATCTGTGCATAGTTTTGATTAACTGCCTCGATCAATCCAGCTAAAGCACTGTTTGGTTGCTCGTCACCATTATCGTTAAGCTCTAAAATACCTTCTTGATCGCGAGCAGCATTTATAGTCATTGATGACTGTTTCAAACTGGTTTTACTGCTCATTTCAGCAATCATTACGCGAGTATCTGCATCAAGTTGAGCTTTCCATTGCTCAAATTGAAGTTTTTGTGCTTCTAATTGCTGTTCTGTTTGCAATTTAGCTTGTTCCAACTGCATTTTAGCTTGAGTAGTTTGCTGTTCTAATTGAATCTTAGCCTGTGCATTTTGAGATTCAGCTTGCGCTCTAATCATTTCAGGTGTTGGAGGAGGAGGCTGTGGAGGTTGAGCTGCTTTAGCTTTTTCATTTTGAGTAACTGTAGCTATATATTGCTCAAATGAACCTTCAATAGTCCGACCAATTTTGAACCCTCTAATACCAAATAAAAGCATTTCACCCATTAAAGGAACTAACTCAGGCGCTTGTTGTCCCATTGGCAATATTTTTTCTAAGAAGGTACTAACTGAAGTTAAAAATTCAATTCGGCTTTGTTTTTCAGCCTGCTGATCTATTTGAACTAAGGTATCAGTTTCGATGTCAATATTAAAATTACGCATCGATTCATTTTTCAGTAACTGAATCGCAGGTTCAACAAACTGAGCATCGGGTGTGAAGTTAATACCTGACATTTGAATCAATGTTTCAGGTTGGTATTTAGAACAAATGATTTCAGACTTCATTCTTAAAATGTCACGAGCAAATCGGCTCATGTCATCTTTCATACTATTCAATCGTAATGACGCAAATTGAGATTTAATTTGTTGTGCTGTAGCAGTTTCTGATGCAACCGAAGCACCACGCATAATATCTGACAAACCAGTTGTTTCATAGATGATTTGTTTACATGATTCACGAGCTTGATATAATTGTTGCAATGCTTGTGCCACATCACGCAACGGCATGAATTGAACTGCGCCTTGCAAGCCACCTTTCTCAACAAATGCCGCCCAGTTCTTAACAGGGATCAGAACGCCATCATTGCCTTCCTTCATCAGACGTTCAATAGCTGGTTCGTCAGCCGCATAAATACCCATAACCTTCATGGCTTTGGTAAGATGCTTGATTCTACCTGTTAGATCATCAATTTCATCTGCTTGGTCTTGATACAGTAAGAAATCAGCTATAGGAACAAGCGATCCTGAAGTGGTAGTAGCAAAGTAAGGCTTAGGGCAAGGAAAGAAGTCGCACAATTCTAATGGGTCTTCACGATGGTCAAGAACAATATCGTAATTATTAGCTACCCAATAAACACATTTCGTTGTTTTACACCAAATTTCCCAAACTTCAGCTTTTTTTAATGATTGAGTTGATTCTTTCTCGCCATCTTGTCGATCAGGTGAATGAGTTAAAGGAACTTGGTTAAATACCTCACCAAATCGCTCTTCTCCTTCCTCTAGCGACATATAAACTCGTCTAGCTACCCAAGTTACCTCTTCCCACGTTCTTGCTGGTAGATGGGCAAAATCTTGCCAATAAACGTAATCAACAGGTGTAGTTTCAGAAGTAATGCGCTCATATTGGGCAGGTTGTTCTCCTGCTAACGCATTTTCTTCTAATGATTCTCCGGTAGGAGCATATTCATCCCCCCCTACTTCTTCATAATCAGTGATCTGAGGTTCTGCATCAACTGATTCAATGATCGGTTCATATCGTAACCAAGCCACACCACGCCCTGGTAACAATCTATCATCAACCACATTGGAAACAGTAGCATGAAAATCAGGATATTGATTAATTTCATAGGATAAGACTCGTTCTAAGATGTTAGAAGCAACACGAGCAACATCATTCTGATCGTCAAAGCGTCTTGATACTTCAGGATTAGGTGGTTTAGCGTAAATAGCTGGCTTTAGCGTCTGAATGTTAGACCAAAAGATATTAAATCGTGCATCAGCCTGTTCAACGTCTTTCCGTTCGTCACGGTAGCGTTTAATGACCTTTTCGCCACGCTCAGTCCACTTCTTAAACGTTTGATTGTAGCGTGACAATTCATCGTGCCACGGCTGTGCTGATTTATCTGCTAATTCTTTTGCCATCGTGCCGCTCATTTAAAAGGGTTTGGGTGATTATACCGTTTTTCTGCTAAAAGCAACACTTATATTCGTTTTCTAAAGGGTTTTGTGCTAGATTCCCATAATTCGTTCAATGTTTGCTCTTGCCAATACTTAGGTTTCTTAATTCTTGGCTCTGGACGCTGTTCACGCCACGCTAAAGCTACATATCTAAATCCGTCCGCATAATGAGAAGTCCAATCATGCTTTGGACGGTCATTAAATATCTTTTTATCCAGATTATACTCACGTTGATACTGCGTGAGGGCTTCCATGCCTTCTTTACACTTAGGGTCAAACCAACAATCCGCTAAAGTCAAACGCGCCGCTTGAATACCGTCCATCAGACTGACACTTGGCACGATTCTTGGTCGCCAACCTAGCGATCTGAACTGTTCTTCAATAGACCTGCCTGTTTGTAAGCTTTTTGCCTTAGCATCGTGGGGTAAATATAACCATTCTCCGTAATCGTAGCCCCTTCCTTTTAATATCTCGTCATAATGACTGATTGGCATACCTGAATTTGAGTAGCAATCGATTACCCGAAGCTCTCGCCCTACCACCTGATACCACCATATCGCAGTATCATCGCTCCACCCTAAGTCAAGAGCAGCATAAGTCTTTAACGAACGGTCATAACAAGGCTTCACGCGCCCAGATTCAGTCAATTCATACATTTCCTTACCGTAGATAGCTCCTGGTATCGCTGCATCGAAGTTACACTCCATTTCCTGTAACCATGCGTCCTCACTCAGTTCATTCTTAAGCTCGGCTAACTCCTCCGCATCAAGCAATCCTGATTCCGATGCTTTCAATATCAAGGTAAAGCAGTTGGGATCAGTCTTCCCTTGCTCATAACGTTCATAAAATGCGTTCTTTCCTTTAGGTGTTCCAATGATGATCGCCCAACCTTTCCGATCAGCTAATGCCGGACGGATAACATACGCCCACACGGAAGATTTCCAGTCGCCATATTCATCTGCAATGATGCCGTCAAAATATAAACCCCGTAATCTGTCAGGGTTATCCGCACCGAACAACTGCAAGCGAGAACCATTAGGAAAGTCCAACCGCAATTCCGATTCATTCACCTTTATATTAGGTATAGGTTTGGTAAAGGTTTTACAGTAATCCCAGATCACCTGTTTGGCTTGGGAATAGTAAGGACAAATGTATCCATAGCGTCCATCGCCCGACACATCCTGACAGGCGGCGCGGATCAGTTCATTGATGCAAGATACAGACTTCCCTGCGCGTCTATGCGCCACCACAACCGCCCAGCGTTCCTTTCGATTGTGCAGGGGTTTGAATACATCTCTAGGCTTATAAGGAAGCGTAACCTTCATTCTTCCCAACCTATCACTAGATTCATAGCTGATCCATCAGCGTTGGTCAAGCCAACCGCCACTCTAGTTGACTCCTTAGCAGTAGCCCAGCCGTGAGAGTGTTGCAAGATAGCCAATGCTGCTTTGGAATCACCATTTCGTGCAGCATCTCTCAACTGCGTTGAGGCTTCCACTTCTGCATCGGCAGCGCCCTTCAAAGCGGCCAGTTCAACAGTTGGGTCTAGCTGACAGAGTTGGCGATACTCGGAGGGTAACATGCCGGAGGCAAGCGCCAGTTTATCTCCTTTTAAGCCGAGCTTGGCAGCTTCATATATTTGGGATAACCGCGCCTCTGTAGCTTGGAGTTCGCGTGGGGAATAGTT